CATTCGGGCTTGGGCGGAGGCAGCGAGGCGGGCGGCCTCATCGGCCATGAGCTTCTGCGCCTGGGCGACTTCGGACGTCGACACCCGCGAGCGCCACCGGTAGTTGGTGAAGACCGTCGAGGCGTTCGAGTAGCCGCCGGCTTCCATCGGCGTCACCGCATCGAGGCCGCAACGGTCGTGCAGGTGCACCGGCAGGCCATCGGGGCGGTAGTAGAGCTTCGTGCTCACGGTTCGGCACCACGAGCAGGCGGTCGGGCCGGGGACCTTCGCCCAACGGATCGGTCGTATCGGCTCAACGCCGGCCGACAAGGCGCTCGACGCATCGGACCGCGCTCGGAGCACATCGCCCGTGTGCACCTGCGCGGCACGACGGGCGGCGACGTCGAGGGCGACGACCACTTCGGCGCCCTGGCCGACCAGGGTGCGGGCTTGGATGACGGGCGAGTAGTTCCAGTCGGCTTCGGGGTCGAGCGTGGCGACCTCCGGGGCGCCGAAGGGGACGTCGGTGACCCTCGTTACGTAGGTGGCGCTCAAGGCGCTCACAGCCCTCTGTGCGCCCGCCACGAGGGGGATGACGTTGGTGACGGCGGCGGTCGCGGCTTCGTCGGACAGGTCGGGCACCGACCGCCACGTCTCGGCGACGGCGTCAGCCATCACCGTCATCGTGTCGTCCATCATCGCGGTGACGACCGAGGTGAGGAACGGGTCAGCCACCGGCCGACTCTTCGATGATGACGGAGGGGTTCGACGGGTTGGCGATGTTGGCCTGGTTGATGCCGGTCGTGCCGTTGTTGCCGCTCGGGCGGTTGGCCGGCGTGGCCTCCCCGCTGGCGAGGGCGTCGAGGCGCATCGCCATGCGGTCCTCGATGGCCTGGCTGGCCGACATCGCCCGCCAGCGGGCCACCGTCGTCGGGGTGGTGTCGGGTAGCTGCTCCCATGCGGCCTCTCGCGGCACGCCCAGGCCGGCGACCTGCTTCACGAGCGAGTCGGTCAGGGCGGCCTCGGAGTGGACTTCGGCGTCGGCCCACAGCACTTCCATCGGGTTGGGCTGGGCGGAGAGCAGGCGAGCCACCTGCACCCACGGGGAGGCGAACTCGCGCTGATGGCGCTTCACGCGGTGCACGAGGGGGATTTCCTGGGCACGGAGGGCTTCGGCGCTGGCCGGGTTGGCCAGGTTCGAGGACTGCAAGACGCTCGACGGCGTCTCCGTCACCGCCGCAAGCTCGATGACGACATCGCTGATCGTCTGCGCGATTTGGCGGAGGTCGGCGGCCGGTAGCTGGCCGAAGCGGGCGTCGGGGCTATCGGTCGTCAGGAAGCGTTCGATCGTGGTCGTGAACGTGGACGACGGCTGGCCCTGGGCGTCGACAGGCGACTCCACGCCGGTCGCGTAACGCACCGGGAACCCCATCACCCGCGACACGAGCAACAGGTCCATCTGCAACGACATGATCCGGTCGATGATGTCGATCGCTTCGACAAGCTCGGAGCGCCCGAGCGCGTCGTTCATATGGGCACCGACGACGAAGGGCACGATCGGTAGCTGAGGGGCGAAGGGGTTCGGCATCGGCGGGCCGTCTTCCTTCCACGACGACGCCGACTTGGGGAGTTCGTCCACCTGGTGCAAGTAGCCGAGCCGGTCGACGGAGGTCGCCTCCTGCACCTGCGTGTTGCGGGGCGCCACCCACGCGAAGACGGCATCGGCGGTGAACAGCCGGGCACGCCACACGTTGTCTTCCGGCCAGACCTTCACCGCCACTTGCTGCGTCCGGTCGGGGCTACGCCAGTGCACGACCTCCCACGGCGACTCCGGTACGGCCTTGATCGTGTTGTCGGCCTGGGGCCACAGCGACACGTAGGCGCGCCCGTGCTTCAACGCTTCGAGGTGCACTTCGTGTTGCATCAGGTCGAGGCCCGTGGCGACGAACTGCTCCCACACTTCGCTCGACGGGTCGGGTCGGCCGGAAGGAAGGAAGCCTTCGACCGCTAGCCGCTGGGCGGCGGACGAGCAGATGAGCTTTCCCCACTTAGGGCGGGCCTCCTTCTGTATGCGTCGATAGACCTCGCTGTAGCGGTCCTCGCGGAGCGGGAAGGGGATGACGCCGCGGTAGTAGCAATCCTGTTGGCGCAGGATCGGGAAGCTCGCATCGAGGGTGGTCGACAGGCGCAGCATCTCGCCCATCGGGGACAGGTCAGTTAGCACGGACGCCTCCTGGTAGCTGGCCCAACCACCAACGGACATGGCTGGCGATCAGCGCCTTGTTGGGCCGCCCCATGCGCCCTAGGCGGGCTTCGGCTTTCGTCTTGACGGCGTGGCATCCCTCGCACAGGCACCCGACCTGCGCGAGGTGCGCCTTGTAGCCACTCGGCGGGCGATGCCACGCGACGGGCACCAGGTGGTCGACGTGGTTGGCTTCACCGCCGCAGCGCAGGCACTTCGAGCCGTCGCGCTTCATCGCCCCACGGACGATGCGGCCCCATTCCTTGTCGGTCACCCCGAGCGAGCGCATGCGGGTCGTGCCGTTGCGCCCCGCCCACGGCACTTTGCGATGGGCCTGGCAGTCCTCAACCGTTTCCGGGCAGCCCGGTTCCGGGCAGGGGGCGAAGCGAAGCGGGCCGCCCATCAGAAGGCCACCAGTCGCCCGCTACGCCGACGCGACCAGCCCTTGGCGATGATGTCGGCGCGTGCTTCCCACGCGAGCGCCAGGGCGACGCACGCGTCGATCTTGGCGGAGCGCCGGCCAGGCGGCTTCTGTACCTGGTAGCTCTCCGCCCCGGTGACGCGCTTGACCGCGTTGCCGACATGGCGGGCCAACGCCGGGTCGTCGTCGTGGCTGATTTGGCCGGTCGCCACCGCGTCACGTAGGCGTTCGAGCGCCGCGTGCATCTGCCGCACGCGGTTGGTCGACCACGGCCGTACACGGTCGCCCCAACGGTCCTGCCAGGCCGCCACCCAATCCTGCCAGCGAGGCGGGTCGGCGTAGAGCATTTCGACCTGGTAGCGGTCGAAGGCGGCGGTCAACGTGGCGTCGACCTCACGCTGGTCGACCTGCCAGTCACGTTCGCCCGGCAAGGCCTCCCACAGGCCCACGAGCGTGGCGGTGCCCGACTCGATGCCGATGGCGACGATGGCCGTGGCGTCGTCGGTCCACGAGCCGTCGAAGCCGAGCACCACGGCCTCACCCCGAGCCGGCGCCGTCGCCCCGCCCTGGTCGGCCCACAGGGCCGGGTCGATGTAGGCGTCGGAGGCAGCGACGATGCGGTTGAGGTAGTAGCGCTCGAACGTCGCCCGGTCACCCGTGGGGTCGCGCAACTCCATCAGGAGGCGATCGAGGTCGATCCACGGGCAGCCCTTATACGCGATGGCCAGGCAGCGCCGTACTTCGTCGTCGTCTTCCCAGTCGGCCGGCTGAGGGCCTTCCTGGTGGGCGAAGTAGACGCCGGCATCCCGAGAGCGGCCTTCGAGCACGGCGATGTGCGTGCCGTAGGAGCGCTCGGCGACAGAGTCCTGCCCTGGCCGCCACGCGGTGGTTAGCTCGACGCTGCGCCCGTTGCGCTTCGCCAGGTTCCGGCGGATCGTCTCGATGAGGTCACGAAGCTCGGGCTTGTAGCAGAGGTGCGTTTCCTCGAACGTGGCGAAGTCGGTACGGCGCCCGTCCTTCGAGTTCGCCCCGGCGGACAGCGGCATCACTTCGGTGCCGTCGCGGCTACGGGTCCTCGTGTAGCCGACGTCGAGGCCGAGTTCGCCCTGCAACGACCCGCCGGTCACCAGGTCGCAGTAGGGGGCGTAGGTGTTCGAGGCCTGGCCTTCCTCGGTGGCCAGCATGAGCACTTCGGCGCGTTCACGAGGCCGGCCAACCGCCAGGCCGGCGGCGTCGAGGCCGTCAGGCAGGACCGGCCCGTGGGCCTCCGCGGCAGCGATCACTGCACCGAGGGGCGACTTCCCGAAGCCCTTCGGCCGGCAGTAGATGGCGCGGTGGTTGAGGTAGCGCCGGCCGTCTTCGGTCGTGGCGTAGAACGCCTTGAGGAACTTGATCTGGTCATCGGTGAGGCGCAACGGGTCGCGTTGGCCCCAGGCCAGGTGTGTTTCCGCCCAGTGGCACACCAGGTCCCCGATGGTTTGCATCAACCCACGGCTCGGAACCGCTCACGCCCGACCGCGTTGTCGTCGCGTACCGGCGCTTCGGTGAACTCGACGCGTAGCTGTGCTCGTGACCGCGGGTTGAGGCCAAGCTGACTGCCGATGATGCTGATCTTGGCGGCGATGCCGGGGTTCATCTCTTCTTCGCTCAACGCGTACAACTGCGCAAGCGTGTAGATGATCGCCTCATCGCTCGCCGACCAGATACCGGCAACGGGCAGGCGCCACAGGAACGCCCACCACTTTGCTTCTAGGTCATCGAGCGGCCGGGGCGGCTTGGGTACAGCGGAAGCCGGTCGCCGTTGAGGGCTAATCGGCCCCGGCGCCTCTGATTTGGGCACGTAAACGGCCATGGCTTCGCATGCTGCCAGCCGTTAACCAGTACGGCGAGGGCCTGATGACGTGAATGCGGCACGTCGTGGCCCAACGCGGCCCAACGCGGGAAACAAATCAAGGCAGGCGCCCCGACAGGCCCACGCCAAGCCGCTGGGGAAAGCCTGGGGGCCTGCCGTGGCGCCAACCCGCCCGCGACCGTAGCGGTTCGGCCACAACGAGGCCGCCCACAGGGGCACCGACGCCATAACGACCCCCAGGTGCCGGCGAACGCCCAGGTCAGCGGCCCCGATGAGGGT